CTCTTTATGTGCACAAAGAATATCAGCCAAGGAATCCTCAAAGTGATACCGATCTCCCCTGTGTCCAAGGCGGGTATTAACAATTAATTGCCCCCATTCGGATTTTAGTCTTTCTATGGTTTCTATTGACGTTTCCATTTTTGTTTACCGCTCAATTTCAACGGGGTTAATTAGCTTCATTGTGCCTTTTTGGACACACAGAATTGTTAGCCCATTGCGTTCTATCGGTTCTGAGTATGCCAAAAGGATTAATTCTTCCAAATTTTCTACTCGGTAAATGGGAACATCGGGAACAAGTTCATTTTCTGCGTAGCTGCCTTTTCTCGTGTAGTACCATTGCAGCAGCTCGTTTGTGTAGCACTTTATTATGCGTGCCTCATAATTTTCTTTTTCAAATGATGGGATTGGGATTTTAAAATAGTTCATCTTACTTTTCCTCTGTGTTTGGATTTGGTTTAATTGCCCCTTCGGGGCTTGTCTTGTTACTTTTGAATCTCTAGCCATCCGATGACATCGTTTAGCTCCTGAACTTCCCGATTGACTTCTATCACCCGTTCGTTTAAGGATTCGATTCTAACCTCTACCTCGCGTGCTTCACGGTCATTTTCTTCTAAGTCTTTAATTAACTGACTGAATCGGCTTGTCATTAAATTGTCCTCTGTGTTTGATACCTTCACTATATAAAAGTTTTCCTATGTTGTCATCCGTAAATATACGGAACTTCCTAGGAGAGATCCCATTGTTGTCTTTTGTATCGGGCAAAGTCAAAAATCCAATAATCTAGGCTATTGTGCGGATCGTTAAAGGGATAGACATAGGTTTCTTCCCCGTTACTTCCTCCCCATTTTTGCCGATAATATTCAAAGTTTCCTTCGTGAGTGCGTCCGTTTTCTCGTAGAATTTTAAAATCTGATTCAATAGTTCTAGAGCCTCGAAGCTTCCCATCTACCAGTTCTCCGTGAATTAGCCCTAGGTCGGGGATATCCTCGCATTCAATGCCTGCTAGTTTAGCCCGATAGTGGTAATCGCAGTCCTCTAGATAAGCAGGGTAGATATTTTCGTCAAAAAACCCGATAGTTTCTAGTGCCAAAGGAGTAACTACAAAAGCACTCATGCCCCATCCAAAAAGCAACCCATGGGTATCTAGTCGAGGCTCTACAAAGGCTTTGATTTTGGCTAGGTCATTTACTCCTAGTTCAATATCAGAGTTGAAAATTAGCCAGTAGGGAGCTAATGGAGTAGATTTAATAATTGCGTTCCAACTAGCTCCTACCCCTAGATTATGCCCACAGGAATAAATTAGATGTTTTTCCAATAAATCCTCAAAAATAAACCCATTGTATAATTCTGTGTTCCATACAAATCTATAATCAAAATCTATTTTTTCTTTTTGGATGGAAATAGAATTACACAATCTTTGAAATAAATCAGGACGATTAATGTACGGAACTCCGATCACGGGGTTATTTTTCATAAAATTGTTCTTTGTGTTTGATGACTTCACTATATCCTTACCCATTTTCGATTGTCATCCGTAAATATACGGAACTTTCTAAGAGAGATCCCATTTTTTCCGTGTAAATACTTCAATGCCATTCCACCAAGTATGGTGCCCATTGCCAATAGTAGAAAAATCTAAAACTTTTTGAAATTCAGGATAGTTTTCTAAAAAATGTTCGTTAGCCAATCTACATTCAAGCTCGTTACTATCATCTACAATTATTAAGGCATTGTCAGCTAAATAAGGAATAGCTAGAACCAGCCCTTCATATTGGCTTGTATAGTCATGCGCTCCATCGTAAACATAAACGCCGATTTTTGCAGGATATCCAAATATATTGGAGTTGAAGTAATGCCTAAAATTGTGATTAATTAGATAGACATTTTTCTCTAGTCCTTCTCGCTTAATGTTTCTTAAAAAAGCTTCTTGGTTGTCTCCTCTGTCAAACTCAGAGAAATTGTCGATGGCTATGCCTTTTGGATTTAAGGGAAGATTGGGAGAGTCTAACATTGCGCCGCAGACCATAGCTCCCTGATAAGTCCCTACCTCTAAATAAACTTCATTGTTTTCTAGATACCTTACAGATAGATTTAAAAGCGCTAGGACGTTTTGAGTGGTCATTCCGTTTACTCTTTTAAGAAGATCCGCAAATCGAGGATTTTTAGGCGTTACTTCTTCGGTTCCCCAGTCGTTAAATTCAAGGGGTAGATCGGCTAAAAAGTTTTTGGTGTCCATGTTGTTTAATTAAGTGGCTAAACCTTTTTATATTCTGTACTAAATAATTAGGAAATGTGTGATCGATTGACCATACCTTCAATTGCTGACCATTCCACAGCATAGCATTGTCTATCCAATCACTAGCGTTCTGTCGGTTTTCGTGGGAATCCATTTCGGTGTGAGCGTAGCTTTCTAATTTCTGCAATACCCGATCAGTTCCTCCCAAGTAACTAAAGTGCCATCCTAGGCGATCGCATGGCACAAAATTATCAATTCTTCCTCTTAGATTGCTAAGTGATTCCCTTTTGATATATTCGTGATAGGGAATGGCTTTTGGTCCTGCCCATCCACAGGAATAAGTATTGAGCCAAAAGTAAAAAAGATTTTGATTAAAAGCAGCTACTCCCATATCAGAAGTGTATTTTGCCACAGATTTAGCCGAAGGAATTTCATCAGCATCTGAGATAATTACAAAGTCTTCCTCTTTTAACTCTGGAACTCCATCCCTGATAGCGTCTCTTTGCCCCCTTTCCCTGTCCCATGAGTTGTCAGTTTCAGGAGGTTTATAAATGACGTGGATTATGCGGTCATGAAACTTTTTGAATAGATGGGCATTTTCTTGGTAGTAAAGTGGTTTGGGATTGCCTGAGTGTGTCACAGGAGACTCGACTAAAATAAATTTATCAATTACTTGATCAAGTTCATTTAGTCTGATTTCTAATAGTTCTAGTTCGTTAAAGAACATAAAGCCATCATAGATTTTTCCCATTTAATCCTCTAGCCATTTTATAAATTTGTTAGCAGCAAGCTCCCATGTAAATTGGCTCAAATAATCCCTTGCTCTTGCTGCTTTTATCTCAGCAATTTCAGGATCGCTGTAAACCTCGCATAAAGCAAGCATTACGTCTTCGGGACTAACATAAGCGCTTTCTAGACTTAAAACAGGGTTGGTTAACATCATTGTAGGTTCGACAGGATAACCTAAACGATTATCAAACAATTCCCCTAAAGCAGCGAAGTCTGTATAAATTTGTGGGCAGCCTACCATCGCGCTTTCTGTAGAGGTTAATCCCCACCCTTCGCCAGTCGAGGTATTGACGTTAACATCAACAGCATTGTAAAAAAGATTGAGTATTTCATTATTTATTTGTGGATGAAAATAAGAAATTACAGGATTTCCGTTTTTGTCAGTTTCAACTGCGGGGAGTAATAGCTGTCCTTCTAGTTTTTGTCCGCGTAATTCGCATTCTCTAGAATAGATTTCCTGTACCCAAAAACCAACATCTTTAAATCCGCAATGGAGATATAAGTAAGGAACTCTTTTTCCTTTCTGCTCTTTTACTGTAATCGCAAAATCTACAAATGCTTTAACTAAAATATCAAGCCTTTTTCGTTCTGTATTCCTGTTGGCAGAAAAAACAATAAAAGCATCTTCAGGAAGATAATCTTTAAATATGGTTGCTCTTGCTTCTTTTTTGTTTAGGGAAAAGAAGCATGCACTATTTCCATGGGGGATAATTTCTACATCTCCATTCCATCCTGCCCGCTCGATAACGTCTGCTCCAAAGTTGGTATAAGTAGCTATTTTATGAGCTTTAGGCAAATTGCTGATTAGTGGTGCGCTATACCCTTCGCTATCAACTGGAAAATAAAAGTAAAGCTTTTTTTCTAGTAGTTTAGGACAATAATGAAGATAATAATTAATGATCCAAAGATCATTTAAAATAACTACTTTATCAAACTCATCAAGATTTACCTTTTCGGTTAATTTGGTATACCCATAAGGGTCTTTATTCTCAGCATCAAAGCAAGGAATTATTTGGCAGTAAGGCGATTTAACAGTAGTATCGCACTCAAAATTAAGGGCATACGCTGTAATATCGTAAAGATCAGCTAATCTTTTGATTATTTCGTTGGATACCCTTCCGAATCCAGATGGTGGGGTTAGATCCGTGGGAGATTTTATAGGGGAATCTCCTAGCCATAAAAGTTTTGGTTTATCCATGTTGCAATTTATCTGAGTGAATTTACAAAAAGAGAATCTTTATATTTTGATAGAGCAGGGACTAAAGCGATCGCATCCTCTACCGATTCAAATTTTTCTGCTTTGATTATTTTTTGGCTGTCTGCCACGGTTAAACCCAGTTTCTTTAGGGCTTCTAGGCTGGTATTGTTTAGGTCGATCAATTCCCCAGCACCTACTTTTTCCTCGATTAACTCGCTGTCTGGTTCTAGGCTCCAACCGTCGTCTAGCCAGGCGCTAGCATCAACGGGATAGACCGATTTTTGTAAATTGCCCTTATAAACTGTGTGCATATCCACGGCTCTTAATAATGTTCTATACTATAGTACAATACGAGAACGAGAAAAACATGGCTAGTATCGCAATGTGCAGAGACAATAAATGTCCATCTCAGTATCGGTGTCGTAGGCATTTTGCTAGTGGCACTAGACCCAAATGCGAACATCAGGAGTACGTTATTGTCAATCGGCATCCTGAAATGCCTTTGTGTGAATTGTTTCTTGATAAGGAAGCCAAGCCATGAGCCGATTAAATCCGCTTGTTTTTCCCCTACCGTCGGGAGTTAAAAACACTTACTCAGGTATTCCTGAGAATAATTGGTTGTTTGATGTTTCTAGCCTTGGATTGGCGGGCGATCATCTTGTTTTGTGGATAGCTCCTGACAATTACAAAGCCGATCTTCCTACTGTGGAAATAGTTTCAGGCTATAGCTCTAATTTTGTCAACCCCGATGGCGACACTTATCAAATCCAAGCCACTATCAAGGATGGAAAGGAGTCAGCCGAACAGATTTTAAAAGAGCTAATCAGGCGATCTTATTCGGGTGATACTGTCACCCCCATTACTCTTTACGATTACCATCGTGCAACTATTGGAGCCAACTACACAACCCGTCAAGGCATTCTGTGGATAGAACAGCCTACTGGTTCATTTCGGGGTTCCAATCAAAACTTAAGCCAAGGTTTTAACGTTGTATTTAAGGAGATTTAACCATGTGGATTAAAACTAAAGTTTATAACGAGACGATTAGACTGGCTAACACGAATAGGCTTGATGAAATTATCTTAAGCGCATTGGACTTTGCAATTTATGGAGCGATAAATAAGAGGCTTGAATTTGCAATCTATAAGCCTAAAAGTCCTACACAAGAGGACTCAGAAAAGAAAATGGCTAAAATAGAAAGATGTTTCAGGGATGGGCGCGGCTATTGTGACCTTGATGGGGAGTTGTAATCATGGAAAAACCAGAAAAGTACACGGTAGATGGCAAAGTATTACCACAAAAAACCTATGAAAAACTAGCAGAAATTACCGAGCTAGATATCCAATCGGCGGTTAAGAAGTCATCTGAGAATCTTAAGGATTACATGCTGGCAATCAAACAACAGGTAAAGGCGCAAAACGATCTTAAGAAGGACAACAAATGAAAGCTTTATTATTGACTCTACTAGGGTTATGGGCTGCCATGCTGTTTTTTGCTATCGTTGGTGTTAATTGGATGGTTGTCGGAATGTTTTTATTGCCTTTTGTATGTGCTTGCGCTTTGTGGCTAATAAACTACTATGAATAACCAAGCTACCAAACAGTAGGGGAATCCTGACTCGCTTTCCCCTGAGCCAAGGGATAGATATCCCAATTCAAATACCTTAAAGTATCGGCTAAATGCGAGCGCATTAAGTCGGTTTTTTTGTCGATTTCTGCTTTTCCTTCGATCCATTTAAGAGATTCTAAGTCAGCTATCAACTCATCACAGGTGTCTGATAGGAATAGCCTGTTATGATAAAAAGTGGCGTTAAGAGCGTTGATAGAGTCTTGTACGGATGGATTTGATGGCTTGTAGCAAGTCTCCCAAGTGAATTTTAAAAAGTTAAATTCTTCTTTAATTATTCCCCAGTTAGTATTTTTACTATTAGCTGTTTTCTGGTTTCCCGAAGCGTCGCCGTGGATATAAATCTTGCTGGGCTTAAGCGATTTTAAGTATTTCCCTGTCTCTTTGGCAAGCTCAAAAGTGTCTGAATTGAGTAAAAAGAACTCTCTGATTATAATTATTTCTCCTGCTATTAACTGAGCGATTATGGCAGTGGCAGGGGAATGGTTAAAGTCAAAACTAATATGAACGGGAAATCTTTTATCATAGGTGGCTATTGACTCAGAAATTAGATGGGTTTTTCTATCAAAGTATTTAAAGATTAATCCTTCTGTGATTGTGCTATATTCTGACAAAATTTCAAGTTTAAATAGCTCAGGCGTTAGGGTTGCTTTCATCCTGTCGATATAGTCGGAATCGGCGTGTAGATTCTCTAGGCTAGTTCCTGCTATAGATAAAAACTTTGTTTTCTGGTCATCTGTTCTTTTTGGATCGTCAAATATTTTATAGCAATAGTTATAGGGCTGATTTTTGTTGATCGAACTGGTTATCAGTAGCATCCCACTACTTTCCCCTTTACCCCTTCCAATCCGCCCCATAATCGTATCAAAAGCTCCTTTTACAGAGTAGGCATATTCATCAGCCCATACCCATCTTACTTGTAATCCTCTGCCTACCTCTTTAGAGTTTTTGGTTTTCCCTGTGAAACTATCAGCAGACAAAACATAGTGAAAAGTTTGTTTTTTGCCGATATAACAATGACGATTGGCGGCGATCGCCTTGGCTGTTGCTTCGGAACTTCCCCTATTTGGCTCTAAGGAGATACCAAACATCTCGCAATAATCAGCCAAAGCTACTAGGGTAGAGGTTTCTAGCTGCCCATAACTATTGGCGGTTATCAGTCCCCTGCCCTGCGGGTCAATCTCGGAACGATAAACTACCGACCACGCTCCTAGGAAACTTTTACCCGCGTTAATTCCCCCTTTGTACCAAAGGGATAACTTGCCATCAGGATTTTTTAGGATCTCTACCATTTGGGCTTGCGCCCCTGGGTGTGGTTCAAAAATAGGAAAAGATTCTTGAGTTTCTTTTGATCCAAGTCCTATATCCCAATCAATTAATTCGTGAATTGTGGATAGTCCTAATTTTTCTATATACCTACTCACAAAAAACCTAGCAGATTAAATATCTCTATACTACAATTTAGGTACGACTATTTTTTATTTTTTATGGATTTTTCGTTACCATCTTGTCCGATTGAAAAATTAGAGGGGGAAACTAGCACAGCCTACAGCGCGCTATGGGTGTTCCTAGAAATGGGACCGATTAGAACAGTTCAGCTTGTGGCGGATCATCTTCAATCCTTACGAGCAAATAGGAAGCTATCGGACCGAAAAGATAGCGATACTCGCACTAGGAACGGAAGGCTAGAGCGATATGCAAACGATCACCGTTGGCACGAAAGAGCCGATCTTTACGATGATTGGCTGCGGCGGTGCCATGTTAATGCAAAACTAGACGGGCAGAAAGAAACTTTTGAGGCGTTGGTTAGACCGTTTCGTGAGGGCTACGAGCTAAAAGTTGAGGTAGAAAAGCGACTACTAAAACAAATTCAACTTAACGCTATTAGCCCAGAGGAAAGGGAGTCTAGCGGACTTGCCGACCCATTTCTAAGTGTTAGGGCTGTTTCTGAATTGTCGGGGGCATTTCAACGGGTGACACTGGCAGGACGGTCGATAATTGAGGATGCCCTTAGGTTCCATGGGCTTGATGAAATTGCCAAAAAGATCGGGGCAGAAACGGCTAAAAACGATAAGCACTAAAAAGCCCGGCAAGGGGCTTGTAAGGTTATCGGCAAATTGGGTTAGTTTTTATGGCTTCAAGTACCTTTTTGTCTACGTAGTATGCTATCGCTCCATTTAAGCCTATCTGGATGGATTCAACTAAAAAAGTTAATTGATCTAAAGGATCAGGAATTTCAAAGATTTGTGCTTTATCTGGTACCACTACATCTTGTTCCTTGTTAGCTACAAATCGCTTGTAAATCCAATTCCTGTTTGTTAATACTAAATCACACAAGATTGCTGTTGTAAATGATGTTGGGGTAACGGATGGGATTATAAAGTAGTGCGTTGTTGTTTGGTTTGCTTAAATTGTGTTTGCTTGGTTTATACTTTTAATATCCCATATCTGCCCATGATTGTTATCCGTATATTTACGGAACTTTTCTAGGGGTGATAGGATAGAACAAATACACTAGGAGCTATCATGCCAGCAGGGAAGTCAAAAGCCGCCGATCTAGTGATCCCACAGCCGAAAGCCCATCAATTGATCGTAAAGGCTGAGTTAGCCAATCCTATCACCCGACAGGAGCGAGAACAACTATTGAGGAGTATGAGCCTAGCCTACGGCTCCAATAACGCTTCTCTTGAAATCAATATGAGCAAAAACGCTTTAGAGATCAGAGGAAGTTGTCAATGGTAGAAAATAACGGGATTGGGAACTTATTTAGTTATCTTTTAGCTGATAATCTGGCACATCAGTATAAACCATTTCGTAGCCTAGGTTTTCTAGATGCTCTCGCATTGTCTTGTTTTCTTTTTGTAGAGTGTTGTAATCTTCAATAACTTGTAGTATTGACTTGTTTGCTTCCTCTAGAGCGGCCTTATCTTCAATAATTTTTAGCGTTGCTGCTTTCTGTTTAATTAAATTAGTTTTTGCATCAATGTAGGCATTCTCTACATCTGATAACTTTTGTCTCCAGCTATTGCTTAATTCCTGTGCTGCTAGATAAGCATTCTGATCGTATATAGCTCTAGCCTTTTGAAATGATGGCATGGCTGATATCTTCTGAATAGCTTTTAATAGCTCATCCTCTAAATCAACTTCGAACTCCTGCAATGTTTCCATGAACTGAATTACTTCGGCGCACCGTCTTAGGCTTTCGCTGCTAAATCCGTTAGGACTAGGGCTGGTATCGGGAGCGTCATCGTTTCTAAAGTTGGTTACCATTTAATCCCCTCAAAAATTGCTAGATTAGATTTTATTGTAACAACAGGAAAAGAAAAATGAGGTTAGAACAGCTTTATAAACACTTATGCGCGTCTCCTTGTGATATCAACGAACACCTACCCACGCTGCGGGATCTAGCTTCACAAGTGGACAACGTAACGGAATTTGGTACAAGACACGGAGTGTCCACCGTGGCGTTATTATCGGGACAACCTAAAAAGTTAACTTGCTACGATATAGATCCTAAATGGGATGACTGGAACGAAATTCTAAAGCTTCGGGGAAAAACATCCCTATCATTTAATGTTCAAAATACCCTTAAAGTCGAAATAGAGCCTACAGATTTTTTGTTTATTGATACTCTTCACACTTACGATCAGCTTATCGAGGAACTCAAATTACATTCTGAAAAAGTGTCTAAATACATCGCTCTACACGATACTGTTACTTTTGCCCATGTAGGGGAAGATCCGACTAAAGCGGGGCTATGGGACGCAGTTTCTGAGTTTATTTTTGATCAGCCTTTTGAGGTTAAATACCACTATCGAAACAATAACGGTTTAACGGTCTTAGAACGGATAAATTAACAAAAAACCCCCTTTTTGGGGGTTTAATAATCAATCCAAAAACTATGAGCTAACTCTATCCTAGCAGAGCGTAGCGTACAGGAGAACGATTAGATCCCTTGACGTTGGCTCGATAGGTGATAGTCTGGTCAGGATTTGAAGGACTAATTGCAAATGTTCCGTTTCTGGTCAATTTAGGAATGTTTACCGCAACGGATTGCGCTCTTGTTCCTACGATAATCCCGTTAAATTCCAGATTGTCAATTGTTTGAGCGGAGGCATTATAGCCCACGGTTGGGATACCTGAGTAGGTTTTTCTTAGTAAATATTTAACGCTTCTACCAACAGCAGAAGAGGGAAATACTAAAGTCCCTGCGGTCAGTTGAACGTCATCAAATAAAGTGGGAGATGATGTTTTAACTTCTAGTGGCAAAACATTAGAAATATTGTCATCAACAAAAGTTACTTGAACATCAGCAACAGTTAAACCAGTTAAATCATTATCGGTAATCGTGAAAGGAGTAGCAGGAACTACTGCGCTTTTAACAATAGGAAGTACAAGCGTTGATTGAGTTTGGTAGTATTCCCCAATTAACCATTGGAGTGTAATCCAATCTACTGACTGTACTCCAAAATCGACGGTAGTTTGTGATGTAGAAACGTAAGTATCAACGTTTTGTAATACTCCGTCTACATAACCCTGCGCTGTTACCTCAGTACCTTCAACGTTAACCGCAAACGAGCTTAATAGTGGGAATAAACCCGCTAATTGCCCTTGGGGAGTTGATGTGTCGGGCGAAATAAAACCGTAGTTTCTAAGACCTTTGAAAGCCATGATTTTCCTCCTAGTCTGGACTTAATAAAACAGCGTAATCTAGAGTTCCAGGACTTCCAGTTTTAATCGCTCTAGCACGAACAAATAAAGAGGTAGAATCCCGATACTCAGCAAGATGCCCACTAATAGGAATCGGCACCATAGCCGCAGTTCCGTCAATGGTTAAAGGACCACCAATTGCGGTAAAAGTCCCAGAAGAGGTGGGACAGGATTCAATTGAAACCTGCCAAAAAGCAGAGCCCGCAGCAAAGGAGCTATAGCCATTTGAGATAACAACGGACGCGAACTCTTCTAAGGTTCTAGGATTAAGAGCAATTGCAGATTCCGCAGTGGTTGCTGATATTGCTGTCCCTTTTTCTCGTAGTACCGCCGATTGGTCGGGTTCTAGTCGGGGGTATCGTTTTAAGTTTACGAATGTTGGCATTGTTTTGTCCTCCTATGCAACGATAGGAACGTCTTTAATTCCCCAGAGTCTGGCGACTGACTTGCGTTGGAATAATCCAATCCCTGCATCCCACTCGATTTCTTCTAGGTTCCATGGTCCCTCAGAATCTTGACCTTTTCCGTAGACTTGTAGCGGTTGAACTTGAATCCCTTGTAACCTTAGATCGCCTAAAGAAACTAGGTAAATAGAAGTCCCTCCAGTGCCACCGCCTGGACAAGCTTCGGTAAATCCCAAGATTCTATTAGCTTGGTTGTCCTCATCGATCTTTATAATTGGGATGCCAGCGTAATACATTTGGGGCATTCCTAACTCGTTTTGTTGAAAGGTAACGTATCCACTTACCCCAGTATTACGGGCGGCGGCAGTTAGCTTTGCAGCAAAAAGACGATCCATAATCCAGTGCGTAGGACTATCAACGTATTCAAGCAAGGTGTCAAGTTTACTTAAAGAAAGGGCATCCCCTCCGCTAGTATTTCCCGCCGCTAAAAGTTGAGTGGTGGAATCTTTGGTTAGGGCTTGAAGTCCGTTATACTCGCGGTCGTTAGTTTCTTTGGAGCCTTTAATAAACAGGCGATCAAAATACAAACTAAACGCTTGAATTTTGTCGCGTCTAAAAGACTCTGTAGACCCAGGCATCCGAGCCTCTAAAGCCCTGTCAACCGCTATCGATCCAGTATGGATCGCAGTTGAGTAAGTTGCTTTCGTGTGAGTTCCTAAACCTCGTACACTAACTTCGTTGATGCGTCTAACACCAACGTCCCCTAAGGTGTTTTGAACTTCAACCTCAATGCTTCCCCCCGCGATAGTTCGGAAGGGTAAAAAGGGCAGGACAGAAGATCCAAGTGCAAATTGTGTAATCACTTCTGCAAGTCGATCTTTTCCATCATTAAGGCTACGGTTGGCTGCCTCCAACAACGTACCTGGTTTATAGTCAATCGGCATTTTAATAACCTAAGTTTTTGTTTTCACGGCATCGCGCCGACAACACTACTCGCTAGTTATTGTCTTTCCATGCTAACAAAAAATAACCTAATAAGCAAACATACTTATTAGGCTACTGTGGAGGTTAATTCAGATTATAGTACAGCAGGCTCGGTAGAAACTTCGGGATCGGGTTCGACTGGCATGGTGTCAACTGGAACATCTACAGGAGGCTCTACAACGGGAGGTTCAAGAACGATAGCGTCGCTTAAAGCATCCACCCCTGACTTGATAGATTCTAGTGCTTTAATTTGAGCAGAGAGGTCAACGTCGGGAACTTTGAGCGCATCAATTACTGACTGTAAATTGGCTTTAATTTCAGCTGATTCGTTGTTAACCATGGATTGAACAGAGTCAATACAGGCATTTAGAGCGTCAATTTGTTCGGTAGTAATCAGAAACTTGGACATAAAAAACTCCTTTAAATCAGTGATTGCGGTTAAAACAGACGATAAGTCAACTCCTATCAGGAATGGGGCTATCCCATTGGTTTGGGTTTGGGCTTGTATTTCTTTTTGGGCATCAGTTAACATTTTAAAGTCGTTCTTTTT